CCTCGTTGTGAGGGGGAAGAGCCATAATCATTTTACAGGAGTGAAACATGTACAAAGAACAATTGCTATATCAAACGGATTACGGTTCGCCAGGTGATAATTTATTCTGGCAACGTGGGGGAACATCTTATACGATATTCCCCGACAGTGACGCTATGATCGCTTATTACAACGCGGCCATGGCGAACAGGAATTATCCTGTTTCCGAACCCGGTTACACCGGGATGCAAAAGTTCAAAAGTACCGAAAGACGACCACCATCGATGAACGATTGTGATAATCTCAAGGTACAAGCCGTCAATTATCCATATACGATTTTTTATAATTCGTATAGCAAATACAGCCCCATCGGGGACTGTTGGGGTTCGACCTATCCGAGGGCTTACAAGCCTTACGAAAGGATCACCCCGCTTGCACGGGTATTGCCCACGGATTTTGAATACGTGGACTTTGACGGTGCCAGGCGTAGGGCGTGGTGGAGTATGCAACCACGATTCCAGGGTAATGTCTCAATGCTCAATTTTTTATATGAGCTTAAAGATTTTAAAGACATTATGAAAGTACTCGGTAACGCGAATTTTCGTGCGTTAAAGGGAAAACTACTTTCTCTCAGGAATTACCACAAGAACAAGACTAAAAAAGATCTTGACTTGACCCTACCAGCTGCGAATATCCATCTGATAAATCAATTTGCTATAAAACCAACTATGAGCGATTTAAGCTCAATATTTGTTCAGTTGGGGCAAATTGTCCGTCAGGCGCAGCAAGAATTCCAGCGTGCCGGAGATGACAGTCAAAGAAGTCATTACTCCGAGACAGAAGTTCAACAAGAGGAATTGACACGAGGGGCCGCTAATTATTGGCCTTGGATGTCAGGTTCTTATGTTGATCATCGTTTTACAGCAACGATGGTCTATGACTATCGTTACTCGATGAGATCAGAGCTTGATGCTATGATGACTTACTGGGGTTTAACTGGCAATTTTGAGGCTTTGTGGAATGCAACACCTTTCACATTCCTCTGGGACTACTTTATGAAAGTCTCAAAAGCTGTACATGCGATGGAGATTGATCGCAACGTCGACGTGCATTGCACTCAGTACTCAGAGAGTATTCTTTCTCAGAGCACTACGGGTAGATATTTTTTGGGAAATCCCATACTACCCAACTGCAATCTAGAAGTCGTTGTTAATGGGGCATATTACATGAACCCCAGTACGCCCATTTTTATTAATGGGTTACGATCAAGCCATTACCGACGTGTTCTTACGGATCCAAACAAAGGATCGGCTTTGCCACGATTTGCTGTGCCCACATGGGCTCAAACAGCGAATATACTCGCATTAGCACGTTGTTTCTTGCACTAATTGGCGGTACATTAGGACTCACCCGCAATCCCGCGGCGTCTATACTTCCACGATACGGAATTTATTTATATAAGGATAAGTCCATGAGCTTATTTACAGCAAGCCCCGTCGTTGTATCAGACGGTACGTCCGACCATACTTTTACTTTTCGCGCCCAATTACCGGATACTAAATCGGTAGTAGGCGAGTATACTGAACCGGCAGCAGATTCTGATGCCAACTCAAAACTTCTTGTTAAACAAGACGAATCGTCAAAGACGAAAAGAAAGCGGCTCTTCTCTCGACGTTTTGATCTCGTCATATCTGATGGGGTCACGTTTGAACCTGTGACCATTAATTATTCCATCGCCTATGACAAGCGCCATGATGAAGATGTTATTGAAGCTTTGGGCCACAATGTTACCGTGGCTTGCCTCTCTAAGACCGAGTTCTTTTCAAATTTTTCTGAAGGCCATATTTAAAAGGCCAAAGATCGGACTGTGTGGTTATGTAAATCTTAACCCTCGTGGCTGGAGGCACAACCTTGAATTCATCAAAGGTGAACCTGAAAAGCCAAAAGAACACCCGCATTTCGCGGATCCGTCGTCTAATATGTGCGGAGAAAAAGGATTTCCGTACGTGGAACATGGGATGTGCAGATATTGTACATTACATAACCCAAATATTAGAAGACGCAAAAACACTCCTTGTTTCATACGACTCAGCGGACCACGCCAAAGATTGCCAGACCCTCTTGAAGAGGATGAAGCATGAAGGCGCTAGTTTTGCTACAGTCACGTTGCCGCAATTGGCTTCAGGTGTATTAAATTACCTGGAGCACGGCGTGTCGGACTACCCCGGTTTTAAACTTCAAAAGGGGTGCGAATACCCAGCATTTTTGCGAAGGCTGTTCGCTCCGATTTACAACGAAGAAACACCATTAGATGAGGTCGCACAGAATTTAAATTTGATTTACCAAATATCTGTCGTTTGTAAGAAGCTGAAAGGCCCTTACCCTCATCGTGTACTCCTCAAACAAGCAGAGGATTTTGTTGAAGTTGATAGATCGTTAAATAATATTGATCTAGAAAGTGAGCATTTACAGCCCATACTTCGACACGCAACAGCCATTGTTGATTCTATCTTTAATGGCTGGGATCCAGACAAAGATTCGCATGTTTTACCGAATCCTGGTCCAGGCGCCACTAATACAAAAGTGGAAAAACATCTACGCTACGAGCCGTGGGTGTTGTACAAACAGATTGATGATGCCATGTCTTATAAAGAATGGTTTTTTGCCGGTCCAACCGGTCATCATTGTGTACCTGCTCGGTCTTATCGCTCTTTATTCAAGAGCTCTAAGCTGTTGCCGACTTCGCGTTATTGCCAAGTACATAAAAAAATTGGTGAGGCGCGCGGCATTTGCATTGAGGAAAACGAGATGCAGTGGATGCAACAAGCTGTTAAAAATGGCTTGTATCACAGAATTGAAAATCATCCTGTGACAAAGGGTTTTGTTAATTTTATAAAACAAAGTATAAACAAAATCCTTGCATTACGTGCATCTATTAACAGATTGAAAGCCACTATCGATATGAAAGGGGCTTCCGATCGGGTCCTTAGGTTGTTGGTTGCGATACTTTTTGGCAACCAGCCACGTCTGCAAGAAATGCTATTAGCACTTTCTACACGCGTGATCACTTTTCCGCCCGAACTTGGGCTTGATAACCTTTATACGAGCAAATATGCTCCTATGGGATCTGCGTTATGTTTTCCTGTTATGGCGATTGTGCATTATGCGCTCTGCAAGGCCATAATCTTAGAGAGCAATGTGAAAGATAGATTCAGAAAGTCAAAGGAAGTGTACGTGTATGGTGACGATATCATTATTGATTCATCATGCACACAAGCCGTGTATGACTGGCTGCCGTGCTTCGGCATGGTTATTAACCAAAGCAAGTCGTATCACCGTTCACACTTTCGAGAATCTTGCGGTATCCATGCCTATAATGGTATGGATATCACCCCTGTATTCTTAAAGAGAATACCTAATAACACCTCGGGCGCGGATACCCTTTTATCCGCCTTAGCTGCCGAAGGACAATTCTTTTCCAAAGGGTTGTTTAACACAGCTAGACTGCTTCGTCAACGTATCATCCAATTTTATGGCAACATGCCATTTGTAAATTGGAAAAGCTCTATAGCCGGTTTCCGGCGAAAGGGCTTGCATTCTGTAGAACACGTTTTATCGTATGCTACAAAAAGTCGATACGCTAGACCTGATAATAACCGTATACCATGGTTAATATCAAGCGCTCCTGACTACCAATGTCAGGAACACAGACTAAGGGTGATAGTTCCTAAACATGAAGCTCAGGTACAGTCACCTTGGATGTCTGAAGAAACTAAATACCTCTTCAAACAGGTTACTAGTTCGCGTGAAGTTAGTGTCCCGAAGAGTTCGCCTGATGATTATCAAATCAGATGGCGTTGGCTCCTTGACTCTGCACTCACAACAGATGTATATGAGTGTGCAAACTAGAGGAAGCTGGGGGGAATCGGTCTCGTACGAATCACGTACCGCCGGTGCCATATCTTAACGAAATGGCT